GAGCCGTGCGCGAAGCGAGCGCAGCAGCCACCGGGCCGCAAACCACGCGGACGCAGAGCGCAGAGCGCAGGCGCAGGTGGTGAGCGACACCATCCGAGACAAGAAGGGCGGTATGCTCGGCGGCACGGTGAGCGGCTGGCTGGCCGGGCAGGTCGGCGCGGCGGCAAGCGGCCTTGAGGCGCTGCAGGCGGCGGATTGGGCCGTCAGTCCGGAAAAGGCGAGCATCGACGCTTCGCGCCGCAACATCGAAAATTATACCGCCAAGCGCGACGCGGCGCAGACGGCGGAGGAGCGCGCACGCTGGCAGCAGCTCATTGACCGCAACGAACGGCTCATTGCCATCAACAGCGAAGCCTACGCGAAGAAAACCGCCGACGTGGAGAACGCGGTCGGAAAGCTGGGCGATACGCGCGCCAAGCTCAAGAGCGACGCCGAGTACGGCATCGCCAAGGAAAAAGAGGGCCTGGGCGCTATCGGGCGCACGGCGGTGGACGTCGGTGTGGCGGGCGGACAGATGGCAATGGACGCGCTCGCGGGCGGCCTGCCGAGCATCGCAACTCGCGTGTTCGGCGACAGCACACAGGAGGCGAAGGAGGCCATTTCCCCCGACGCGACGACCGCCGAGCGCATGGAGGGCAAGACAAAGGCGCTCGCCTACGGCGCGGGCAGCGCCGCGGTGAGCGTGGCGACCGAAAAGCTCGCCAACATCGCCGCCCCGTTTAAGAAGGTGTTTGGCGGCGGTGTGCTGGATAAGGCATTGGAGGGCGCGGTCGCCAAGATGGGCGGAAGTGCGGCGGGCAAAGCGGCGCTTTCTTTCCTCTCTGAGGGCGGTGAGGAAATGCTGGAGGATGTGGTACAGCCGATTTTGCAGAGCATCTACAACGGCAAGGGCGTTAGGCAGAACTATAGCGAGCTGGAGTTGCAGGACGTTCTCTACGACGGCCTGATCGGCGGCATTCTCGGCCTTGCAGGAAGCGGCGCGGAGATCGCCGGTAATGCCATCACGCGCGGGGAAAGCGCGAAATTCAGCCCGCAAAAGCCCACAGAAGCCACACGAGCGAACGGAGAGGGTAATTTGACACCCGACGCGCAGAACGCGGCAGAGGGCACGCAGAGCGCAGAAAAAACCGCCCCTGCGGAGGGAGCGGAATACAGGCGCAATTATGATCCGTTGGAAACGGCGGCGATCCAGCGCACGAGCAAGACATTTCGCAATATCGTGGCCGGAGTAGACACGTCCATTTCCGACTTCTTCTCCAAGTGGAAGAACGGCAGAAAAAGCCATTTGGGGGAGCCGTTGGAAAAGCTGTATATTGGGCGCGTGACGGATGCGGCAAAAGCGGAAATGAGTGCCCTGCTCGGATACGATGTGCAGTCCAGCGACTACATTATTACCGCAGACAATGTAAAGCATATTATGGACCAGCATGGGAACGACAATGCAGAAGTCTCGCGCGGCAATCTTCCGCTCAGCTCGATCTCGATGGACGCCATCGCAGATGTTGTCGAGCACCCCGACCGCATCACGCTCGGAGATGCGGAAAATTGGGAGGCTGGCCGCAACGGCTTGCAGTTTGAAAAAGACATTGGCAACGGGACTGTTGTATATGTCCAGTTCGACAACTTCAAGCGCGGGACAATCGAGCCACGGACACTGTACATCAAAAAGAAAGGAACCCCTACCTCGACGGTGAATGCCGCAAACACGGCCAACACCTATACGTCCGAGACGTTCGAGCCTGAAGTTCCTAATGACAGTGTAGCACAAGGGCGCGGCACTGTCAATACGCAGGATATGCGCTCGGCGCGGGAATATGCGCCGGAGCGGCACATTGACAACCGCACAAGCGAGAGCGTGGGCGCGCGGGACGTGAACGCTTTCCAGTTCGACCATCCCGAAATGCGGCCCTACTACACGGAGGCGGCGGAGCAGCTTTCCGGCATCGCCGGACTGTCGCTCCACTACGGGCAGCAGATGGGCGGACGCGAGCGGGCGGCGAACGGATACCGGCGCGCAAGCTATATCTTCGAGACGCCCGCGCTGCGGCAGGCAATGGACGAGGGGCTGACGCGAGGCCAGATCATCGACGCGGCGGACCGTCTGATCCGCGACCACGGACAGGAGAACGTGAAGGCCGCGAAGGTGCTGGAGCTCGTGCTGGATGATATGCTCACGAATGGCTACACCGCGGTGGACGGCTCGACCGTGGGGCCGAATCCGGATTATATTGCCGCCAAGAGCGCGATCAACGGCGCGCAGCCGGTGACGGAGCGCACGGCGGAGGAGCTGCCGATCTGGGATGTGGACGGGCTGGGCGGTGCAAACCGCGGGAGCCTGAACAGCGATTTTCAGAATATGCAGGAGCGAAGCGACGAATTCCACCGCGTCAACCGCACGGCAGAGGAGCGCACGGCGGAGCTGCACGGCAGAGCGCCGAGCGAGGTCCCGACCGTAAATCCTGCGACCGGCAAGGCGGTCAGCAAAGCCGTTTCGACCATCCTCAATTCCCCCGTGACCTCGAACGAGTTCGCCGAGGCCATCGAGCAGGCCGTCGCGGGCGGCGCATTCGACTATCTCCCCATCACGGACAAGGCCGCGCACACGGCGGCGCAGGACGCGATCCGGCGTGAGGGCGGCTATCAGACGGTGGCGGACGAATTCAACGTGCTTGCGTTGCTCGGGCAATCGGTCGGCAAGGAGAATATGGCACGCGGCATTGCCGCCTACAACGAAGCGGTCGCGGCGGGAGACCATGTGACCGCCTTTGAGCTGCTGACGAACATTGCGCAGAGCGCCCACACTTCGGCGCAGACGGTGCAGGCGATGAATCTGCTCAACCGGCTGACACCGGCGGGGAAGCTGCTTTCCCTGCGGCGCTATGTGGACAGTGTGAACCGAAAAGCGCAGGAACGCGGGACCGGGCGCAGGCGCCGCGCCGCAGACGCGGAAACGGTGCAGACGAATTTTGTCGACCAATATGACGGCATCTTCATCGACCCGGAGCTTGCCGACGCTTACCTGACGGCGGAGAGCGACGCAGGGCGCAAGGCGGCGTGGGACGCGATCACGCAGAGCATTGCCGACCAAAGCCCGAGCACCTTCCGCGAAAAGGCGGACGCATGGCGATACCTGTCTATGCTGGGCAATCCGACCACGCACGTCCGCAACCTCGCGGGCAATGCGATCCAGCTCGGCGCGCGGACCGTGAAGAATACCATCGGTGCGCTGATCGAGCCGATGGTCGTGCGCGACAGCAGCCAGCGCACGAAAAGCGTGGTCGGGCGGAGCGGAGCCGACGCCAAGCTGCGCCAATGGGCGAAGGAGCAGTATGCCGCCGACCAGCAGAGCGCAATGGGCGGCGGGAAATACAGCGAATACAACGCCAGCGGCATCGCCAGAGAGATCGAGGAGAAGCGCCGCGCTCAGGTTTTCGGCAAAAGCGGCGTCGGCAAGGCGGTCAATGCCGCGTCCCGCTGGAACACGGCGGCGCTGGACCGCGGCGACGTGCTCTTCAATCGTCCCGCCTATGTAGAGAGCTTTGCACAGGCGCTCAAAGCCAAGGGTGTGACGGCGGAGGAAGCGCAGAGCGGCGCGAAGCCGGAGCTTGTGGCGGCGGCGCGGGAATACGCCATTAACGAGGCGCAGAAGGCGACCTACCGCAACACGACCGACCTTTCGGAGCTGCTTGCCCGCGCCGGGCACTATCAGGGCGACAACAAGGCGGCAAAAGCGCTCTCCATCGCCTATGACGCCGTAATGCCGTTCCGCAAGACCCCGGCGAACATTCTGACGACCGGCCTTGACTATTCTCCCGTCGGCATCGCAAAGGCTGTAAAGCAGGCGGCGGTGGACGTGAAGAGCGGTAAGGCGACGGCGGCGGACGCGGTGGACAGCTTATGCGAGGGCCTGACAGGGACCGGCATTCTGGCATTGGGCGCATACCTTGCATCGGAAGGGCTGCTGAATCTCCGCGCGGGCGACGATGATGACGAGGAGGCTTTCAACAAGACACTCGGCCATCAGGATTACGCGCTGGAGCTGGGCGGACGCTCGTACACGCTCGATTGGGCGGTGCCTGCGGCGATCCCGCTCTTTGCCGGCGCCGCACTCGTAGAGGGCGGTATGGACTTTGGCGGCCTGATGGACGCGGTGAGCAACATCGGCGACGTTGTGCTGGAGACCTCAATGCTCTCCACCTTCAACGACATCGTCCGCAACATCAGCTACGCCGACAATCCGATGGCGTCCGCGGTCGGGCGCGTGGCGTCGAGCTATGCGAGCCAGTTCCTGCCCACCGTCGGCGGGAAGGTCGCGTCCGCGCTGGACGATACCGTGCGCAAAAGCTATGTTGAAAGAGGTACATCGCAGCTCGAACGGGACGCGAAATATTTCGGACAAACCGTGCTGCGCAAGACGCCGTTCGCCCGCGAAGCCATGCAGCCGAGCATTGATATGTGGGGCGAGGAGGTCAGCAACGGAGATCCGCTGCTGCGGATCATTCAGAACTCCGTCTCCCCGAGCACGGTCAAGGAGATCAAAAATGATGCGGTCACGCAGGAGGTCCGGCGGCTCTATGAGGCGACCGGCGAGGGCCTGCCCTCCGCCGCGGAGAAGTCGTTCGTCGTAAACGGCGAGCGAAAGTATCTCACGGGAGAGGAGTACACGGAGTACGCGAAAGTCATGGGCCAGACGCGCAGACAGGTTTTGGAGCCGCTGCTGAAAAGCAAGGGCTATCAGAAACTGTCCGACGCCGACAAGGCCAAGGCGGTCGGATACGCCTATGAATACGCCAAGGTCAAGGGCAAGCAGGCGGTGAGTGATTACAAGGTGTCCGACAGCAGCGTTGCCAAGGGCATGATGCAGAGTGTTATGCCGCCGGAGACCTACATCCTCTACAAGGTCAATGCGGACAGGGACGACAATGCCCGTGTGGATTATGTGGAATCCGCGCAGACGCTCCTCGAGCTGTCCGGCATGACGAACGCACAGCGGGGCAAGGCGTGGCAGGAAAAGAACAGCACGACGAACGCGGCAAAGAATCCCTTTACGGGCGCACTGGCGGACGCGGGCGTTTCGCCGCGGACGGCGGTCAAGGTCCTCGACAAATACCGCACGCTGAACAATGCCGACGGCAAGGCCAAGGACAAGACGGCGGAGTTTCAGCAGTATTTGCACGAGCTCGGCTTCGATGCGGCGCAGATGGCTGCCGCGCGGGATACCTTCTCGTTCTATACGAGCGTTCCGGCAAAGTGGAAGTGAGGGAAAGAGAAAAGCGGGGCGAAAGCCCTGCTTTTCGTTTGTTTACTATCCAATCGAGATGTTCTCAGGAAGTAACCGGTCTGAAGGAATTACAATAGGCGTTATACCAGTTGCAAGACTTACTTGAGAGATCAATGCTTGCGCATAGGGAAAGAGTTCATAATAACACCTAATGTGAATTTCCTTTTTCATTTCATCATTTACAATCGAATCCGTTTCAAAAACGCCTTCCAGTGTAGCAGAGATATGAAATATCTGTGGATCATCCATCGCCTCGGCTATTTGAACAAGGGTTGCCTTACAGTGCTTCGTGTCGGCGGCATATTCAATATGAAAATTGTATTTGAGCCCAAGATCAAGCCGCCCTTCTTCCTTGTCTTTGGTAGGAGGCACGTTATTATGAAGCTCAAAGTCTTTTGTTCTTTGCTGCAACAGACGTACGTTAACCATATAAATACTCCTAACTTCTCACATTGGGTCTGTTAATTAAATGCATTGTTTGGAGAGACGTCATGCAAGTAATTTCGTTATTGGTGCTATAAGATGCTCCGCTTATGAACTTTTGCCCAATCCACTCTGTAAGGCCACTAACTTTTTCAGAGACAAATCCGAGAATAATATTTTCTTTATTGTGCGCAACAACGGCATCGTTGATGTATTGATTCAAGCTAATGCCGTCTTTTTTTGCCAACTTTGCAGCCATTGCGTGGACAGAAGGGGCAATACGTAAGGTCAGTTTTCCACTATACGCTTGGGCTTTTTCGATGGCAACATCAGGAATTGGGATTCCAACCTCTGCGGCAGTTTCCAGCCATGCAGTTTCGTTTTCGGCAAGCTCGCTAATGGCCTCCTCCATGGTTTCACCCTGTCCAACACATCCATCCAACTGCGATGTTGCAACCCAATAGATGTGCTGCTCGTTCATCATTTGAACTACTTTGAACGGGTACTTCATTGCTATTCCTCCTTGCTACTGAGAAGCCGCTTCAATTTCCTCGAAAAGTTTTTTCAACTCAGTGATGTACGCCTCTTTCACAAACTTTCCGTGTTCCGGAATGGGGATGATCTTAACCGGTTTTTTTGAAACGACAATAATCGGGTGCTTTCCGCCAGACTTTACGTCACAACCGTAATGCTTGGCGATACGCCTCACCTCATCGTATGTAATGTCGTTCCGTGTGGGTTTTTCACGGAACTTTGCGATTAGTTTATCGATTTGAGACAAAAGCAGTCACCCGATTCTCTGTAAGATATGCGAATAGTATCATATATGCCACCGCAAGTCAAGGATGGAATTATGAACTTTTTCTTATGCGTGGTACTCGACGTACCACTTGCGGTAGCCGGATTTGTTCTTCTCGACCACGATGCGGACCGTCAGGCCGTTCGCGGCGAGGATGGCGCACAGCGCGCGCCGGTCGTCCTCCTTTTCAATGGGAGCGGGGATGCGGGTCCAATCGTCCATTATCGCTTCGGCTCCTTTCCGTCTGTTACCATGACCACGCGCACCTTGCCGAACTGCTCAAGCACCATTGCCACGGCCTCCTTGGTCGCCAGCTTGTCGCCGTGTTCTTCGATGTCGATGATGATGCGGATCATGCGTCCTCCTTCCGCTCGCCGTAGCTGCAAAAATCATCTGCGCACATCGTTTCAAATGATTTCATACATTTGCCTTTCGGGCCGTAATCTGCCCCATAAGTATCGGGGTCATCATCCCAGTGTACACAGTCCTTGCATCGCTCCACCGGCGCAACATCAGCGGCGGGAATACTGTTGATCTCCTGCGTGCAGATTTCTGGATTTTCGTACCGACGTGTGATTAGATCAATCACAGCTTCTCGTTCAATATATTCAGCCATTGTCGTTCTCCTGTTCTTCCTCCCCGTCGGATACAGCCGCGCCCTCGTTTTCTGCAACACAGCAATCTGTGCATACGCTCTCTCCGTTTGGCAAGCCGTAGCACTTTTCTCCCGTTTCGATGCGCTTTCCGCAGAACGCGCAGTAATCCCACAGCTGTCCCATCACATTGCCTCCACATAGCACCAGCTCTGCGGTGCTTTAGTAATCGCCATCGGAACCATGCAATTTTCATCATAGATACAGGCTGTGCTTTCGTACCCGCTTTTGCTGCATGATTTGCATTTTTTCCAGGTGTGAAATTCTGTCAGTTTCTTCGGCGTTTCATATATTTTCAGGTCGACGATATGCCAGCCGTAGCCGGTTTTCCCGTTGCCGATGTAGCCAGCAAGCTCCTCGTATGTAAGACAAGATCGCTCCATGTGCTCGAAAAGCCAGTTCTGAATGCTACCATTGTCGAAAACATTGATGGGAAATATCCGGTCACAGATAAACTCGCCAATGACCTTGCTGTTTCCTTTATTTGCCCCTTTTGGGTTCTCTAAGTAAGCAGATACCGCAATAAACGAGTATTTTTCTCTTGTTGGAGCGTCCAGAACCCAGAGCGCATCATACTCAGCCATTTCCACTGTGCAATAGATATAGCACTTAAACGGCGTTTCCAGCTTTGGCCGCGTCTTGCGCACTTCAATCGTCTTTTCGCCGTTGGCGATCCTTTCCACCCACTTGGGGCGGATGCTGATAAGTACGGCTTTACTCATCTTTCGTCGCCTCCAATGCTTTCTCCGCCTCCTCGCGGGTGAGGAATACGGTCTTGCCGATGTCAGCACCATCATTACGCAGACGATACGCGCAGAACCCGTCCGGCTTGCGATTGCACGTTGACATACACAGATTATCCTCATCCGTGCAAACAGCTCTGATATCCGGGGCTTCAAGCTCCATTTCTCGCGGCACATTGTCACGGCCAGTCACCCACACCGTATCTCCCACCTTGCACGGCAGCACCACCAGCCGCCCGTCCTTGTCGGCCTCCATCAGTGCGACAATGCGCTTGAATGTCACGCCCTTACTGATTGCCTCATCCTCAAACGTCTTGTAATTGGCGCACGTCGCAGGTTCCAGCCCCGTGTCCTCGTAAGCGGCGAGGCGGCTCCACGCCGCTTCTTCCCACTTGCAATTCCTTGCGCAGTTTCCGCCAACTTCGAGGCATTCGGGGCCGAAAAAATGTGTGCAACAGATACCGTTTTCATGCGATGTTTGCTTGCTATATTTTGTCAGTCGTTCCATCACTTTACCTCCTGCATCCAGAACTCGCGGCGGCAGTCAGAGCACACCAGATTTGTACAATTCCCGTATCTGTTCCGGCAATCAGCAGAAATGCGCTTTGGGCATAGTATCAAGCACCCGCATTTGTCAATTTCGGCCTCCGGATACTGCTCCAAAAACACGCTCTGCCGCGTCTTGCGCGGGTGCGCAGCAGACCATTCCTCGACAATAGCAACGATCCGCTTGTAGTCATCGTCAGACGTAAGGGAGTTGAGTGAGCATCTAACCTTTTCACACGGGCAGCCCCTGCACGATCCACAAAAAGAACGACACATCCTTTTTCTTTCTTTCAAAAATTCTAACGCTTCCATCTTCTTACCTCCTCCACCGGCATCCGTTACAGGCCCCCTCATGGGCCAGCGTGTAGTTTCCGCATTTCAGGCACAGTTCGTTCCGCAGTGTGTCAATTTCTTTCGCCTGTGCCTCGATCCGGTCGGCGGCTTCTGTCAGATCATCGCCCAGCGTAATCGGCGTTTCCCACTCGTTCCCCTCCGCCCATTCTGCGTGCTCACGCAACGCATTTACGAGTTTTTGACCGTTCATAATTCCCCTCCCAATTTCATAAAGCATCCCCAAAAGGTTTGTGATTTTTTGCCACTATGATGCCCGAAAAGGGGGCGTTCTCCGATTGCTGCCCAAACATCTGCAGCGGGGATTTGCGTTTCTGCCCACTTAAAAATCAGCACACCGTCCGGTTTTAATACGCGCATACACTCGCGGAATCCGTCATGCAGCATTTCGCGCCAATTCCCGCCGAGCTGCCCGTACTTCTTCCGCATCCACGCATTTTCACCGACGCGCCGAAGATGCGGCGGGTCAAATACGACCAGCGAAAAAGAATTGCTGGGAAACGGTAAATCCGTGAAGTCGCATAGCACGTCGGGATGCACGATGCAAGTTCGCTCTGAATCTCTGTTGGTACTCTTCCAGACCCCCACGCATTCCTCGTCCCGAACGTCACAGTAGATCGCAGCAGGATGTTGTTTATCAAACCAGATTGTTCTTGATCCGCACGTTACATCGAGAATCTTTTTACCATCCAGTCCATTCACGAGGTTTGTATCTCTCATAATTCCTCCCCCAATCTCCAATCATCGTCCCGCACCTGAAATGCGTCGCCCAGTTGGATGGTCTCTGGGAAATTGTGCTGTATGGTCTGTACGGCGTACTTGTCGATCTCGGTCGCGTAATAGGTCGCGACGGTCGCGCCCAGCTTGTCCAGCGCGATATGGCCACAGCTCATGCCGTCGTACATCGACAGCACTTCCACCGGCTCCGTGGTCAGCCCATCGAAATGGCTCATAATGTGGGCGATCACGTCCACCGTCCAGCCGTTGCCCAGCATCTTGTAGGCTTGGCTGTTGCTCACCGGGAAAACATACTCCTCTGGCACGGTTTGGAGGCGCATACACTCACGGACCGTCAGCTTGCGGATGATGTAAAAGCCGTCTCGCAGCTTGATCGGATGCCATGTGTTTCCGATGGAAATTTTCCCGTCTCGCACCTCGTAAATTTGCTTCGCCGTCGTCGGGTTCTTTTGGCAATGCCCCTCCTCGTCCGTCCGCGTCGGGACCATAGGCACATGGCCGCCGCCCATGCCCATGCTTGCCGTGATGGTCGGGCATTTTCCATCCTTAGCAAACACGCCCCAACGGGAGTGTTGGCCGTATAGACTGCCCAAATGCAAAATCCCATCTGCATCTGTGTCAACCGGCGTTGCATAAAGACCCGTCTTGGCTCCCAGCCCTCCGCCATTTCCGCAGAGGGTCACGCTCTTTCCGTCCGGCGAATAGACGCGGTATTGCTGGCTGTCAAAAGCCTGGGTCTTTGCGTCATTCTCGATGGTCCCAATCCTCACCGGCTCCGCTACCATCGTGCGGCGATGCTTTGAAAGCGTCTGCTGCGGATTGCTTCCCTTGTATTCCGTAGCCGTAATGCAGTAACTCTTTTCTTGCCACGCTATACCCGTTTCCAGAATGTCGCGCAGGAGGAGCCCACGGTCCTCCGGCTGCTCCACCGGCACTTGACTATATGTGCCGTCCGGGTTACGTTTTCCCACCCAGTACAGCCGCTGGCGGTTCTGCGCGCTCACCAGCGCGGAGTTGATAAGCACCGGCTCCACGCCAAGCTCCGCCGTGATCTGCGCCCGGATAGCGGGCGACATGGATTTGTTGTTCTCGTAGAGAAAATAGTCCGGTTTGTATTTGTCGCGGGCGATACGGTAGTTCAGGAACAACTCCCAGCCGATGCCGCTGGCCTCGGTCTCGCGGTTCTTGGTCTGCGCGATACTCCAGTGTGTGCAGGGTGAACCGCCGATCAAAAGTTTCATGTTTTCCTCCTTGCGGGCTTGTCGTTGGTCCATTGCTTGAGGTCGTCGAGAGCGGCGGCGCTTTTGGGCTTTGCGCGGCGGACGACCGTCGGGCGCGCATTGACACGCGGGAGGACCTGCGTGCGCCCCGCCTCGATCTCGGCGAGCTCGTTTTCGAGCACGTCGAGGACATAGAGCGCGGAAATGTCTGTGCAGAGCAGCAGATGGTCGGCCCATTGCGAGCGGAAGAAGGCGCGCAGACCGTCAAAAGTCGTTTTTGCGCCGCCGACGATCTTCACGTCGGCTTCGAGGGCGCGCCAATCGAAGATGGCTTGCAGGATGACGCCCTGCGCGAGCGAGAGCCACGGATTGATGCGCCGCTCCTCGCGGGCCTGTGCCGGCGTCATAAGGTTTCTCCGGGGGACGCGCTTATGTGTTCGCATGGTTGGTTTCCTCCTCTGAATAAATCTTAACGAGTACAAAATCACGGTCGGAATAGAACTTGCCGACCTCAAGCGCGGTGATCTGCGCGTCGTCGGGATAGGCGAGGCCGTTGAGCGCGTCGAGCAGGCATTTTGCGAGGTTGTCGGCGTCCGGCTTGTGCGTGTAGGGCTTGCCGGGAAGCTCGGCGTGCTTTTTCCTGGAATAGCTTTTGGGAACGGTGAAGCAGGCGATGATCTCTGCCTTGAGCGGCTGGCGCGCGTCGGTATAGGGCAGGCTCCCGCTGGTGCGGAAGCAATGGCGCACCAGCTCCTCATAGTCCCGCGTTTTCCGGGGCGTATAGGTCCCGTGCCGGGTGACGCGGGGGCGGGCCTTGCCGATGGCCGCCGTGGGTACGATAAATTCGATCATGATTTCCTTTCACGGCAACATATACTTTTTCGCCCATGCGTTGTTGCCTTCTTTGATGTATTCGCCCATCCATGCGTTTTTCCCCGCGTTCTCGCCGTTTCGGCGCTCCGGCTCGGGGAGCGTGGCGGTGATATCCGCCACGTCGGGAAAGAATTTGCTTCGCCGGACGTAGCGGACCACCTGCGCCTTGACGTCCTTATAGTCGTAGGGCTTGAGCGCGAGCTGCCACGCACGCTGGAGGTCGGGCGTGATCTTGCGATTGGGGAAATACGCCGAGAGCAGAGAGAGGATGCGCGAAACGGCCTCGCCGGTCATGCCGTGCGCACTCAGAAAGGGAGCTCGCCGTCGTCTACCTCCTCGACGGGGTAATACTTCTGCGTGCTGCCCACCGGCGTGGGGATAGGCTCTGCGCCGCCCGCAAACGGGCTCAGAAAGCCGTCTGCGAGCATATCCGTATATTCCTTGCCGTTGTACTCGCGCGTCTCTACGCGCCCCCACGCGAGGAAGGGAGTACCCTTTCCGGCGCGGGCGATGCGGTCGCGGACCAGCTCGTTGAAGCTCTTGACGGCGACCCAGACGGCAGTGCCGTCCTCCTTTTCCATCGCCTTGCAGGAGCAGGTGCCGAAGGTCTTGCCGGACTGCGTGGATTTCAGCTCGCCGTCCGAGGTGACGGTGGAGGCAATGAGGTAAATATCCTGCTTCTGCCCCTTGAAATAGTCGGTTCCGAGCTTCGTGATCATTCCTCGGTCCCTCCCAGCTCCGCAAGCATGGCGTCGAAGTCCTTCGTCTTGATCTTGGATGCACTGTCATAGCCGAACTTCTTGACGAGCGCTTTCGCCTCCGGCTTCGTCAGGCCGTGGCGGGAAGCGGCGGCATAGAAGAATTTGACCTGCGCGGCGGTGATGGGAGCCTCGGGATCCTTTTCGTTGATGTACGCGGTGCCGTCCTCGGTGTCGCTCTCAATGTCCTGCGTGAACATATCGGAGACGCAGCCGAGAGACAAGGCGGCGGAGACCAGGGCGCGCTTCTGCGCCATTTTGACCGCACTGTTCGCGCCGTCATAGGGGGGCTGCGAGCCGGTGCGGCCCTCGCGGGTATTGCCGGAGCCGTAGGCGGAGGTGATGACATACTCCACGCCGTTGACGATCTTCACGAGGTCGCAGCGGACGAGGAAGTAGAAAAAGCCGTGCTCGATGTCCTCCAGCTTGCTCTCCAGCGTGTAGCGCTGGCAGAGGCCATAGGCTACGGCGACCTTCTCCGCGCCGGACTTAAAGAGCGTGGGGTTTTTCGTCATGGCGTCGCCGTTCTTCTTGCGGATCATGCCGAAGTCCGTTCCGCGCTTCAAGGTGGCGGGGATGCCGTTGGGGGCGCAGATGGTATAGTTGCCGGTGCGGGGAATGGGGGCCACCGCCAGAGCGGCGGCGTCATAGTGATAGAGGGCGATCTCGTTCATTTCTTCTTTCCTTTCTTTGTGACGGTCTGGTGGATAAACAGGCATACTCGGAACAGCTCGGCGTCCGGCAGGACGGGGCGCAGCTCGTAGGTGCCGTCTTTGGAGAGCTTGAGCGCGAGGGTCTGATCGGGAACAATGCCGCGCTCGGCATAGAGCAGGTTGCCGTAGCCCGTGAGCTGGGCGGAAAGGGCGGCGTTGTGAAGCTGTCCGGTCTTAATGTCCAACAGGGTCAAAGCGCCGTCGATCGCGCCGTAGCGGTCGAGCGTGCCGGCAAAGCCGAGCTCCGTATTGCCCATCGGGTGCTCGATCAGCTGCCAGTCCGGCGCATAGTCCGCGAGGAAGCGGCGGTACGCTTTCAGGTATCCGGCGATCTCCGGCGTTTCCTCCGGTATCTCGCCGTAGTCAATGAGGGCGCATGCCTCGTGTACGGCGGTGCCGCGGCGGGCGGCGGCTTCGGCAAGCCACGGCTGCGAGGCCTTATAGTCATAGGCGAGGAAGCGGCAGACCTCTGTGACGCTGGGGAGCTGCACGCCATCCACGGTGTAAATGTGCTGTTCGGGGTCAAAATGGACGCTCATTTGCTGTCCTCCTCTTCGGGTATTTCGGAGAACCAATCCTCCCCGCAATAGGGGCAGACGGCATACTGCGCATAGAAGATGCCGTTCTCGCCGTCCAGGTTCTCGCGCTCAAAGCGAATGGCGGGTTCGTCAAAGTCGGCGTGGCAGGAATCACAGCGATACATCACGACTCCTCCTCCACATAGACCATTGCGCTCTGCACGCCGAACGCGCGGGCGGCGTCGTGACTGGAAAAGAACACGTCGATGCGGTTTTCCTTAATCGCCCCGCCGCAGTCCTCGGCGGTGTAGGTATGGCTCGTGCCGTCGGCAAAGTAGATCGTGACGGTGGAGCCGTAAGGGATTACGCGAGGGTCAACGGCAATGGTGCGGCCCTCCGCGGCCAGCGTGCCGGTCGAGGTGATGCCGTCGGTCTTGCCGCAGCAATTCATGCACGGACAATAGGCAGTCAGCTTAAATTCACCGAGCGGTTCGCCGATGGTGAGTTCCGCGCTCCCCTCTGCGGGCTTGTCCTCGCCGAGGAGTTTGTCTGCGACGACCGGCGGCTCGCCGGTGTAC